GGTGGAAAGTTACATTTAACATACTTGGTATTACCGGCAATGTCTAGCTCATCATCGTCATATTCTGAACGAACTGGACCATCTTCTTCCATGGCTTTTACCGCGGCCTTGCGCGATTTAACATCATCGATCGGAATATGGTCCCACGTCATTACACGGAAAACTACATCTGTATCCTTTACATCTTTGAGTTTAACTTCAAATTCGTCTAATTTGCGTTTAACACCGTCTGCAGCTACAGCAGCCTCGTGCGCCAATTTGGTTAAACGTTCGGCACGATCCCTGCGGGCCTGCATGATATTCTTTTTGTTAATTTTGGCTACATCCAGTAAAATCATGTCATATGCATTATCTGCTAGATCATTAAACGTGCAATACGTAGTTTTGCTTTTATGAATTTCTTTTAGAATATCTTTATTATTTAGATAATTATTGCGGGCCATCCTGTGTTTCCTTTGAAGTTAGCATATACTAACATATTTAATTCTAGTATGTCAACCTTTTTATAAAGTGCGCCGTTTTTGAAACGAATAAATACTGTATAAACGTAGGAAGTATAAATGCCAATTTTACCTAATCAACCACTGCCCGGAACAAATGCGGGCGCATCGGTGGGCGCAGAATTTGGTACAGCTATTAGATCTAGCTTAACAGGATCTGTTGGGTTAAGTTCACGTAGCCTAGGCAGAAACTTAGCAGATGAAATGTATAATAGAAGTCAGCTACCAGCTGGCCCAATGCCTATACAATTTAATCCACTTACTAGTGCTCCTGCAGACTGGCGTGTTAGAGTTAGTTTAGCACCAAACAGTACTTATTTTTACAACGATTCTCGTAATACCTTATTAAGCCCATTGGTTAGAGAAACCGGTGGCGGAACTAGTGCAATAGGCAATGTACTTGGCGATTTAGCTGCACCTTGGCTAGGCACAAACAAACGAATTGGGGTAGTATTCCCTTACACTCCGCAATTACAAGTTACACACGCTGCAAATTACAGCGCACAGAAATTAACGCATAATAACTATGCACAGTATTTTTACGATAATTCAGAAGTTCAGGCAATTAACATAACTGCTGAATTTACAGTACAAAACGTAAACGAAGGACAGTATTTGTTAGCGGCCTTGTATTTCTTTAGAAGCGTAACCAAAATGTTCTTTGGTGCAGATCAAGATCCTGCTGCAGGTAACCCTCCTCCATTGGTGTACTTAAATGGTTACGGACAGTACTACTTGCCAAACGTTCCTTGCGTGGTTACACAGTTTAGTCACACCATGCCAGCCGACTGTGATTACATGGATGTTCCTGAACCTGCTGTAACTAACACAGGATATAATCCACAGACAGCTAATTATAGATTAAATAGTACACGCTTGCCTACTACCAGTTCAATGTCATTGATGTTACAACCAGTCTACAGTAGACTTGCTCAAAGCACTACATTTGGGCTAAGTCAGTTTGCCGGAGGCGGATTAATAAATCAGCCAAGTTCTGCTACAGCATTTGGTAGAACTACCAGTGGCTCCAATGGCGGCTTCCTATAATGTCAGCTACTTACTCTAAGACCAGTCCATATTATGGCACACCGATGTGGGGATCATTCCTTGATGTGTGGACTGGAAAAACTATCCCCACCGATGTTACAGATCTACGTTACGAAATTGACCCACAATATGATTTACGTCCTGATTTACTGGCCAATGCACTATATCAGGATAGTAAATTATGGTGGGTATTTTCTATTAGAAACCCAGACATATTATTAGATCCATTGATGAGTTTCAGAACCGGTACTATCATCTATATCCCCACTAAAGCAGTTATACAAGCCGCTATAGGAATGTAAACTGTGGCTGTTAAAATCCCAACCCCAACTTCTGTTGTGCCAAATCCTATGCATCAATTTGCGTCTTGGACGTATGCTCTTAGTCTATGGTGGCTTGGCGCACGAGATGTACATAATCTACATAATTGTATAGATGTCGACGAAGCTATGTCGTGGATGCCAACACAAGGTGAAAGTTTTGTAGTAGCCGAGGATAGCGGACTATACCCGGGCGCCTGGAGATTACCTACGCAGTATGGATTAAACTATCAATTACAAGACGTTGAGCTTAATACTAGTTTTGGCCCAAGTACGCAAACTGGTAGTACTACATTAACCGGCGGCAAGTTTACAATTCTAGAGCCATACGGTGTAACACTCATTGATTGTATTGTGCAGTGGGCAAACGCAACTAAAGTAAAAAATTTCGTAGAACAGCCTTATATGTTGCAAGTCGATTTTGTTGGGTATGACGATAAAGGCAACACCATCCCAGCAGACCAAACAGAAATTTATAGAAAACGTTTTCCGATTACTATTAGCAATATGAAAGTAGAAGTTACTACTAAAGGCGCAGAGTATAAATGCGAACTAAATCCTTTGGGATATACCACAGTAACTGACGAAAACGCTAAATTACCAAAAGCAGTTACACTTACAGCCGGTACTATTAAAGAGTTCTTTTCTAAATTAGAAAAAGACATCAATGAATTTTATAGTATTCAAGCCTACACAGGAAAAGTACAATTTCCTAACTCGGTTAAGTTTGATATAGATCTAGACATAGCAAACAGCACAATCGTAAACCCCGGAGAAACCGGCCTGATTAAAGCAGATCCAAGTGCTGCTGATGTAGATGCCAGTAGTGCTAGTAAAATGCCGTGGAGTATTCCATATGGGACCGACATAATTGAAATAATTACTAAAATAATGAGTCACTCGTCGTTCCTTGTTGACCAGCTGGGACTAGAGAATAAAAATAGTGCAAGTGACCAAACAACTATCACTAATATGTTTAAGACGTTAGTGGGAGTACAGTATAATGAGTTTGATGAATATAATAATGTCACGTCCAAGACATTCAAATACAGAATACATCAAATGCCTATATGGAATGTTACACATCCAAGCATGCCACAGTTTCCGGACAGTAGACCGTTTACAGTCAAAAATTATAACTATCTGTACACAGGGCAAAATGTTGATATAACAGATTTCAAAATTAACTTTGATCAAACATACCATAATAAAGTTTTAACATATGGCACAGAAGTTGCAGCAACTTTACCTAGCCCGGACAATGCAAACGAAACAAAGAGAAATCTAGTACAGCAACAAACCTTACTAACACCAAGTGCGTTAGTACTAGCAATACCACAACTGGGCGGAATACCTAATTCAACTCCTGCTAGATACAAGCATGTTGTTGCAAATCAAAATGTAACGTCGGGCATGAACATTATTAATCGTCCTGCTGCTATTGTAACAGCAGATGCTATTAATACCACATTTAATAGTTTTGGTAGCGGAATGCTAACTCTTAAGTTAGGTATTGTTGGTGACCCTACACTACTAAAACAAGACGGGTGGTTGTATATTCCGCACCCAACAGATTCATCGATTTACAATTCCTGGGACACGTTAAGTCAAGCAGATTTTGTTAAAAAATATGGCCAGCTTAGATTAGACAACGGTCCTATTGCTTGTGCTATAACTATCAATACGCCGTTGGACATAGACACCGACTGGACTAATAATGGTTTAGTATTCCCGACACCGAACATGATGCCGTCTATGTTCAGTGGACAGTATATACTGAACAGGGCTACTAGTACATTCCGTGCCGGCGTATTTTCCCAACAGCTAGAATTAACTAGAGTACAAAACGATCAAATTATTAATGCGTCAATGATTACCACACCATCTGGCCGCGATAGTGTATCTACTAATAATAAAAACCAACAAACATCGACATCAACTAATACTACCACAGCGGCCGGAGATGGCGGAACTATAGACCCGGCCGCTGCATACGGTGGTTCCAACAACGCCCGCGAACAAACAGGGACATAGGAATTCAATAAATGGCAACTAATAGAATACGTACTAGCGGAGCAGATCCAAACGCAAAAGCCGATGGTAAAAAGTCTGGCATGACCATTGACCCCGGGCCGTACGAAGCTATAGTTAAAGGGCACGTAGAAGGTACACGAATGGGGCAACTTATTGTATCTATCCCTGACTTTAGTGGAGCTGCAGATAATAGCGTTGGTAGCGACGCAAATCAAATAGTAGTAAGTTACGCAAGTCCGTTCTACGGTAGTACATTTGGCACAGATTCTGGACAAAGCCAAGATAGTCCAGCTACATCAGGTCAAAGCTATGGTATGTGGTGCGTACCGCCAGACATTGGCAATAGAGTATTGGTTGTGTTTGCCGGCGGCGATATGAATCGTGGCTATTGGTTTGCTTGTATATATGATAGTCCAAGTCATCATATGGTCCCGGGTATAGCTAGAAATATTGGCGGCTCTGCAAGTACAAATCAACCCAGCGAACAAATTATATCATATGTAACTAGCGATAGTGTATTGCCTGTAACAGAGTATAATACAAATGCAAAAGTTTCTCCAACTGCATATACAGACTTAGAAAAAACACCGCGATACCCACACGAAGTACAAACAATGGCCCTGATTAAACAAGGCCTTGACAGAGACAAAATACGCGGTGCTATTAGTTCTAGTAGTATGCGCGAAAGCCCTAGTAATGTATATGGTATAAGTACACCAGGCCGCAAAGCAACAAAAACAGATCAAATTGCCGGCGAGCCTCAGGCAGTAATTTATCGCACAGGCGGCCATCAGTTTGTTATGGATGACGGCGCAGAAGATGGAACAGACCAATTGGTTAGATTACGCACCAGTGGTGGTCATCAAGTCTTAATGAACGACACAGAAGGTATTCTATATATTGCTAATGCATCTGGAGCACAATGGATGGAGTTTAGTAAAAACGGATCTATTAATATATACGGAGCCGCTGGATTTAATCTACGCAGTTCCGGCCCAATTAATATGCACTCTGATGCTGCTATTAATATGAATGCCCCATCAATTAAAATGAATGCCGGCGGAACAGCTAAAAACCCAATTGGGTCGGTTAAGATTACTAGCTCAGGAAGTTTCAGCGTAAGTGCAATTATGTCGGCTAGTATCAAAGCAGATGGCACCTTGACAATGAGTGCAATGGGTAAAGCATCATTGGAAGCAGGCGGAGCATTAACACTAGGCGCACTAGGAATAACATCACTGAGTAGTGGTGCTGCATTAAAACTTGCTGGCGCTGGTGTGGTTAGCATTGATGGATCAATGCTAATGTTGAACTGTGGCGGCCCGTCAAAACCACCTACTCCGATTCCAGCATTGCCAACAATACCAAGCAGTTTACCAGACACTATATTCTCTGAAGGTGTTGGTTGGCAAGCAAGCGGCACACTACAAAGTATATGCACAGTGGTTCCTAGTCACGAACCTTGGAACAGAACAGTGATAAAGAGCTCAGGGCTCGGTAGTATACTCACAGGATAATATAATGGACATTGGATTAAAGTACGCAGTTACACATCCTGTTATAAATCCGTTACCAGTTAGTTGGTTAGGGCGTACCGACGCACCTATTACACCACCAGACTGGGCAAATATATATAGACTAACTTCTATGCAAATTAGAAATCTGCAAGCTCAAATTGGCTATGATGTAAGTGCCTGGAATTATAAGTTAATAGGCTTTAATAATGCATTAGGAAGATATCAATATACACCAGCAACATTAGAAAAGTATGGAATATTAGCCGAGGGATCTAACTTGCATTACGGAACAGATTGTGTAAATTATCAAACCTGTTGGCGCCCGGTTGTTATCCGTAAAAATACAAATTCGTATGCAAATTACATTTATAATTTGGGCAATTTAACTCAGTTCTTAGATAATGCAGCGGCACAAGACCACCTTGCATATCAACTTGTATACGATTTGTATAACGAACTTTCATTGATTAATGCTATTACTCCTGCTGACGACCTTGACGTTGTTGCTGGCATGATTTCTGTAGCGTGGACCTTTGGTGTTGGTACAGTCCCTACAGGAAAAAATATCACAGGAACCGGTGCGTATGCTTGGAGATACTTTAATACTGGTGCATGTGCCAACGAATATAATCGTGGCCGCTACGCCGTTACGGTTTTAAGTCAATAAATACTATTATGAGCATATATCGCGGGTTTAGCACCAAAGTTAGCACTAAAAAATTCTCTCTAACCGATTACGAGTTAGCTAAACAAGATTTGATGAATTATTTTAATATACGCAAAGGCCAAAAGCTAATGCAACCAAATTTTGGTACTATAATCTGGGACTTGCTATTTGAACCACTAGATGAGCATACACAACAAATTATTACCCAAGACGTAACTAAAATTATTAGTTATGACCCCCGCCTTCGTGCTACCCAGGTTAGCATTACTCAACAAGATCATGGATTTATGATACAACTAACATTAGAGTATATTCCGACCAATCAAGTTGAAACTCTGGCATTAAATTTTGATCGTAACGTATCCAAACTAACTGTTAATTAACTGACCATATAATCATACCTGATAAATACTCTATATAGGTAAAAATATGGCACAAAACACTCGTCAAACGAATCTCTTAGTACAGCAGGACTGGACTAAAATATATCAAACGTTCACCAACGCAGATTTCACTAGTTACGACTTTGAAACTCTACGTAATACCATGATTAATTATATCAAGGTATATTATCCAGATACATTCAATGATTTCCTTGACAGTAGTGAATATCTGGCATTAATTGATATGATTGCCTTCTTGGGCCAAAGTTTGGCATTTCGCACAGACTTAAATGCTAGAGAAAATTTCATCGACACAGCACAACGTAGAGATAGTATTCTTAAACTAGCTCGCATGTTGAGTTACAACCCGCATCGTACTACAGCATCCTCTGGCTTATTAAAGATAGACAACATCA